CTTCTGCTACTACGGATGGTTGCTCGGCGGCTTCTGCTGCTGCTTCACGCTTCGCCAAGATGTCTCTCTTGATGTCTTCGATTTTGAGGGCCGAATCTAATTCGCCTTCAAGGACTTCTGCTTTAGCTTGGAGGGCTTGCAGTTCTTCAAGTCCTGCATCCTCCGACTGTGCCAAGGCTTCGAGTTCGAGCGATACGTCGCTCAATTCGGCCTTGATGTCGTTAGGGTTCCTTCGCATTGTTTGCTCCTGCGAAAAGAGGGTTAAAACGTAAAAAGTTGCCATTTTGGCAGGTGATCTGGTTTGAGACTGCCTATCTGGCAGTCGATCCGCCCAATATACACTATTGAGCGGATTTTGTCAAGCTCCTGATTCTACTTTAACTTTAATCGGATTCTTCGAGCAGATTCTTGAGCTAAAATCTGGACATTAGGCATAAATGCCTTGACTTCTAGCTTGGTTTCTGCTTTGGGCTTCTTGTAGTGAACGTCAACGATTTCGTCGATCAGCCCAGCCTCGAGAGCCTTTTCGGCGTCGAACCAAGTCTCAGCGTCCATCAGGGCAAGCCATTCTTCGACCTCGCCACCAGCACGTTGCTGATAGGTGAGGGCTATGTCCTTGTCCATCATCTCCATGATGTCAGCCATGCTGCGGAAGTCGCGGCAGTTGCCCATCGCGGCAGTCCAAGCACGGTGTATCATATATTTACCGTTGGAGTTCATTTTCACGGTCTTGGCAGCACATGCGATGACCGTAGCGATGCTGCAACATTGGCTGTCAATGTGGACAGTAACGTCGCCATCGTATTGTCGAATCGCGTTGTAGATGCTGATGCCGTCGGTCACAGATCCGCCAGCCGAGTCTAAATGTATCGTCAGGTCGCCTGTGTGGTCTTCTAACGCACTTAGGAAGTCGTCTGCGGAGATGTAGCCTTCAAAGTCTCCAACGCCGCCACGGAACGTCATAACGCCCGCAGCGGGATCAGTTTCAAATTTCATTATTCTTCAGTCCTGTCTTCGGATTCAGGTACTTGCGTTTCCTCTGACCCGCCGTCAGAAGATTCTTGCTCAAGAGAGTGTTGCTTCTCTTGCATCTCTTTACCATGCTCGTGCTGCTTGTCCATCTGCTCCATCTGTGCCTTGGCGTTGAAGTTGTAGTCGTCATTCAACTCGGGCACTGGCGGCAGACCGTGAAGCTCACGAACCTCATTGCCGTTGATCATCATCTGGTTTCTCAGGTTGGCCGTGTATTGAGCCATTGAGAGCTTGTCGTGACGGAACAGGCAACTGGTATCCATTTTGTATCTGAAGCTGCCAGAGGCCTCCTGTCGAGCCGACATTAGCTTCTTGGCTAACTCGTCTTCAATCTTGTTGATCCAACGGCCAAGGCAGTTGGTCACGTAGGCCGCGTTACGCTCAGTCACCGACTTGTAGGTCGATCCAGTGTTGTCGCCAAAGACGCTTTCCAGTAGGAAGATCATTGCCGTTGACTCACGCTGGAACTGACGTTGTGCAACGTAGCCAGTAGTGTTGGTATCATTAGGGAGAACCTGAGCCTTCATGCCTTCACGGATCATCCCAGTCTTGCCACTCTTGTCGAGACCTTCGTGGGCGTTGTTGAATTGATCCATAAACTCGGCGGCTTCCTTGGCGGTACGGAACGCACCACGTGGAGCCTCGAGCAAAAGTCCTGGCCGTCCAGCATTGCGGAACGTAGCACCAGAGGCCTCTTGGCCAGCAATGCTCAGACCGAATGAGTCTCTCAGGATGTCGATAGGGTTCTCACCCCACCAGCCATTTCGAGACAGTCCCATCAGGTAGAGAACGTCACGGTCTGGCAGCTTATACATGGTGCCCTGCTTCTTGTTGTTAGCCTTCAGGTCGCCAACTTCGCTGCCGGTGTGGATGGTCACTGTGTGCCATCTCTCGCCTTCGGTAATAACCGTCTGGCAGTTCTCTGCTTGGAGAGGGTGTAGAGCCTTCGGCATACCGTTGACTCCCCTCTCGATGTACAGTCGCCCATTGCCATAGAGCAGGGCGTCAACCACCCACTTCTCCATTAAGGTGGCCTTAGTGAAGAACTCGCTTGGGTTCCTCAACACGCGTGCCCCCGCATCACTATTGACTCGCGTGGAGTATTCGTGACCCAGTTCGTCCTCACTGAACTGACGGCACTCAATGGGCATCTGGCTAAGGTGGCCAGAGATCTTGGATACAGCCATCCAGACCTCAGGGACACTCAGCACTGAATTGATGCTAATGCTAATGCCAGAGGCACTCTGGTTTGCAAGCCCCAAGGACTGCAGCAACCACGCCGCTGGATTGCTTACTGAGGACGTTGCTGCATTAAACATCGTCCCGATTTTGCTCTTAAACATAACTGGTTCCTAGTAGGTAAAGTACCCGTCCGATCTTGATGGTGCGGCCATTGCACGAGCAAAGGCCATAGTTAGGGCTACGCAGGGGTCGATCTTGTCTTCCGCCTCATTCTTGGCATACATAACTCGGTCTTGACGGTCTGTTACTAGGATGGCATTACCCATAGCCCAGCGTAATAGTTCGTTACCGTCGTGACGGAATCTCTTGTCTGCTATACACGCCCTTAACTCACCGATTGGTTCGTTAAAGTATCTCGTGGACTGTGCCATCGAGATCACCTCGAGACCCTCTTGTTCGAGGTTCTCGCCTGTCTTTTGTGCTTGGTAGGGGTCAATGGCTACTTGGTAGCAGCCACTGTCCCTACAGTATTCTGCTGCGTCCCGCTCAAGCTCGGAAAGCGGGAACTTACTCCTCCGCAGCAGTCCATCGTCGATGAAGTCACAGAACGGCTTTGCCGCTAAGTCCCTTAGAGAGTCCATCGCGATGTACGACCAGATCCGCCCTTCGTAGCGGTAGATCGGCTTTCGGTTGCCGTCCTCGTCTTCTACGAAGTCATCGGTCTCGAATCGGGCGACAATAGCTAGGGCAGCCAAGTCGTCTCTCGATCCAAGGTCGATGCCACAACCAAGTCCATCGGCTTCCTTCCAATCGCTGAGCTTACCGATGCACTCATCCCACTGGTCAATATTAAATGCCGCATCAAGGTTACTAACTAGGTAGTTTCCGTGATACCGCGTAAACCTGTTGAGGGCCACGCCATCCTGTCGAGCAGGCTTGGCTTGGTCTTCAAGATACTCTTCCGTAAGTGTAACTCCTAAGCATGGGTTAGCCTTGATCCAGTTGTCTGGATCTAGTGGATCATCGTCCTCATCCACTTCATAGCTTAGGCAGAAGTACGACTCGTCCTTGAACTCGTCTTTAGCTACGCCAGTAGCGTACCTCCACTCTGCCTTCCATACTTCACTAGCCGTTGAGCCCGCAGTGGTCGTGACCAAGAATAAAGGTTGGACACGGGCACCCGAGCCCGTTTTCATGGTATTGATAAACTCCATCTGGTTTCCGCTCGAACGGAACGCGTGGAGTTCGTCGATCTGAACAACCGAGGGGTTTAGTCCATCGAAGGCCTTGTCTGAGCCCACTGTGATGATGTGCCCGTGGTTGTGCATAAATGTGATTTGTCTGTTCTTGTCTTCCGACATCTCTTTAAGAAGGTCGCTCTGGCCACGCATTCGTTTACACTCGGCCATTGTTACACGCTCCGCTTGTTCCTTCTTAGAGGCAGCCAGAACAACCTGTGCGACGTTCTCGAAGCCACCAGCGACTGGGTTGTAGTCAAACCCTGCACAGTAGATGCAAAGGGCGGCCGCCAGTGTGGATTTGCCGTTCTTACGGGCAACGCTGATGTAGGCCTTGGAGAATCGTCTAAGGTCAGTCTCCTTGTGTTTCCAACCAAAGATGCTAGCCACGGCAAAGTTCTGCCAAGGCTGCAATATGAAGGGCTGACCTGCATTTTTACCAATGGAGTGCCGCATCACGGTTGGGTAGAAGTTACAGACGTTCCGTGCGTGTTCTTCGTCGAAGTAGTACGGGAAGTCGTCCGACTTGGAGAGTTCGAGGTCTCGGTAGTGCCGCTGGATAGCACCCATGATCGCTGTGCATGAACGGATTTCCCCTGTTGCTATTGCTTTAGCGTAGGCGTTCATGTCGTCGATTGGGTCATTCCAAGTTTGCATAAAACCTCGTGTCAACAGTTCAGGCCGCAACCGAAGTTACGGCCTTCCCCGTCCAAGGAGATGCCACTACGAGTGGCAGGAGAGTAAGGTTATCCCCCAGCGAGTTTCTTGATAAGGTCTCCAACTGGGTTCTGTTCGTTTCCACTGCGTGATTCAGGTGGTGCAAGGCGGGTGCGGGCTGACGGCGTTAATCCTAGCTCGCTTAGTAATTTAATGTGTGTCTGGATATAGCGACCGTAATTAGTCGCCGCACCGCTTGCCTTAGACCCACCATCACGAGTGATGGAAGTGTCACCTGACTTATGAATCTCCTGTATGCACCGAAGAAGCAGTCCATAGTTCAATATGTATGCTTCAATGATAGGCCCGTCTTCGTGCTTCAGAAACCCCATAAACTCTAGTGTGTCGCATGTCTCATGCCAAAGGGCAAGAGAAAGCTCGTCCGATTGAACGAGTAGCGTCGGTTCCGGTCTTTTATCTGTAGTCGGGACGATTGCCTTCCGGCGTCCCGCGTTTGCTTTGTGTGTACCGTCTACCGCCGCCAGTTCTTGTCTCTTGTGTTTTGTCATGTTAAGTTTCCTCTTGTGATGCACGGAGTATACCACAGATGACCAAACTTGTCAAGCTCCTGATTTATCCGTGCGTACAGCCGCGTAGCGGCTGATCTTTCGCGTTATAATAGTGTATCGGCAGTGCCGAACCTAAACTTTAGTCAGAATAGGCCGACGACGGCCTCCGCGTCTTATTCCAGATCACACCGTCCTCACCGCATTCGACGAGGTAGCTCGTTATGATCCGGTAGTCTGGCACCAGACTGTTTGTCGGCGGCAGGTACTTCTGGTACAGATTCACTCGGTAGTGATCCTTCCAGACGTTCGTGACCCGTGCGTCAGAGACGTGTACGTCCTCACCAAGGGTACCGTCAAGGCCCGCCTCGACCTTTGCCCATCCGATGATCTTGTCTGCCAATTTGCCGGTTACTCGGCTCTCACCTGAATTAGCTGCCATAAGTGTTATCTCCTAAAACTTCATTTAAACATGGAACGTGGTAAGTGTGGATCCCCTCGAAGTAGTTCACAGCACGGTCTAGGAGGCTCTCCTTGGCCGCATGAACGACGTTGCTCTCGAACGGGATGTATAACGTGGGTTGACCGCAATGGTCACAGCGTCTCGTGTGGAAGGGATAAGCCACAAGGACGAACCCGATCAGTGCCACGATAGCTCCGCAAATAATTTTGTCTCTCATTCTGTTGCCCTGATTACAAGGTGTTGTTTGATGTAAATGACCCAATCGTCCTTAGGCTTCTTCTTGCTCAACCCTTACTCCTGTTCTGTTCGTGGTATGCTCGGTAACCAGCAACAAACTGGTCTTTGTCGTACTCAGTCTCGAACTGCTCCAACTTCCAGATGAAGATGAAGGTCGGTTCTAGGTTAACGGGTGCAGTCTGGACTCTGCCACACTTGGCTGCCAAGTCCGCCGCCCACTTCCACCCTCTCGCGAAGGTGGAATATTCTCTATTTTCGCTCATCGCTATAAAACCTTTCTAGTGCGTCCAGCACGTGTTATGCTTTCGGGAACACTGCAATGATACTCAATGGCATCATCGCCGGCAAGCTCATTCTGAGCATTTTTCCGGATTTCACAGTTTACCCGATGAAGGCAGGTGCTGCAATCACCAAGCGGCTTGCCATAACCCTCGCAAACCTGTAGCTGAGAGGGCTGCTCGTCGATCACAACGCATCCTGAGCAGTTATGTGGGTCAGGACATACATCGCCGTCACAACGCGTCAGATCGTGCCTGAGAGCCTCCTGACGAGCCCTCTCTTGGATAGCCAAGTCAATGGCCACGTCCAGATAGTGCTTAGCCTTCAGGAGGTCGTCAAGTTTTGACTCGCTAGACTTGCGGCCTGCACGGGCACAATACTTGACCACGTTCGATTCGCAACACGGCAGGTGTTTGGTGATGTCGATCACTTGGGCACCGTCGAACTGGTAGTGCTGTGGGTTGGTTTTGTCGCTCATTAGAATAATCTCCCTAGTAGGTCAAAAAGGACGAGAGCAAGGAACACTCCTTGAAAAATCTCCCATTTGGTGGTTTTACTGTGGACAACGTATGGTCTGCTCATTACTCAATCTCCGAAAGTGGTGAACCGTCAACCTTAACTCGATAGACAGCGGCAACGCCCGCAGTCTCATGTGGATCGCAGTAGACCTTGCGGCCAGTGCTTTCTGCCACAGCAACCTGAATGTCATCAGCTTTGTTACGGTCGATGCCACTTTTGGTGCTGAAAGCGATGTAGAGGTACTCCCCCCTGAGGTGGTACGCCACCTCGCTCTTGGACAACTTCTTGCAGTGCGTCAACACGCTCTTGAAGAAGTGGTCGCGGAGCTTCAATACTTCGCCAATGTTATTCGCGTTAGTTCCAGTCGTCATGGTAAATCTCCTAAAGTGAAATGTGTCTTGCGAACTCTACAGCTATTGTACCCGCAAGGACTGCTAAAGCAATAACAAAAGCTGCGAAAAACTCGTTTTTATCGTGCATCTTCAACTTCCTCCAACAAGGTGGACACTAGGGCAACGTCGCCAACTCGGTCGCCGTCTTCAACGTCAACGAGTGTTTCATTCAGAAGATCCATGAACACCGCTGCCGCTATAACATCTTCTCGGTCAAGGTCTGCGTCCTCCTTTAGCAAATCTGAAAATTCGTTGGTCAATCCTTCAGTCTCGTCAAAACTCTTGAAGGTGAAGATGACTGAGTTCCTGACGCTGTATCGACCTTTGGCGTATTCGACCTCGAAGCCGTCAGGTGCGTCATCCATTCTGGGTGCCCTTGCCAAGCAATGCTCGACAATCGACACTTGACTGTGGCCGTCCTCAGGCACATCTGCGGCAATAGTTGCGAGTACCTGAGTCTCGCCGTCGTTGGTAATGGTTAGGGTTAACTTGTTCAACATCTCTCATTCTCCTTGTTTTTGGCTTAGCCGATGTGGTCTAGGTACTTGTTAGCTTCTTCAACAGTGTAGAAGGCCTTGGCGTAGCGGCCTCCGTCATCATAACGCAATTCCGCGATAAAGCCAACGGCACCTTTCAAGATTCGTAGGGTGCGGTCGGTACGTCGCTCTTGAAACAAAACAGTCATGGGTGATCTCCTTGGGATCGAGTAGTGTTGCTGACATGCCTCTATGATACAGGGTGTCGTCAGGAAGTCAAGCTCGTGAACAGGGAAAATGGAAATTATTTTTGAAATTGATAATTGGAGATCGGAAGAGCGTCGTGTAGGGAAAGAGTGTGCACTGTCGTGGGGGGGGGGGGGGGGG